TATCAAACTCTTTGAGCATTTTTGATACACATTCTCCTGCTGGAAGTTTATCAAATTGAAATATTTCAGAAATACGTGATATATAAAAACTTGGATCATATGCTGTAAACTTAGGACCTTTATTATTAACACTAATTTTAGGGATAATACCTTGAAATATTAATGTATCAGCATTATCATAGAGTTCCACAAAATAAGCCCCCTTATCCAAGTCAATCGTATGATATGGCATATTTTCTCTGTAATTGTAAGCCAGCTCAAATTCCATTTGAGCTGTTATATTTTCAATACTGCTTGAAAGTTGTATATTATCTTTTACAATGCTTGTTAAATCATATCTTTTTTCATCAGGATCTGTTACAATTATTTTCATACTTCATCCACTCACCTTGTAAAATAATTTTTCTTCTGGATTATCAGCTTCTGTGATATCACTAAACTCTGGATATTCCTCAAATTCAATTTCAAAGTTCAATGTTCCTGTAACATCAAAATTGGCTTCAAATTTATTCACGGTTGCTAAAAAATTCAAATCTACAGGATTTAAAATTGATGTCAATGTTCCTTTACCCAATTTTCCAACTAAAATTAATCTTATAGGTTTATCCGACATCTCTAGCGATTTAAACAGTAAAAAAGTAGTAAAGGGATCTAACAAATGATGTGTTGCAAAATTATATTTCTGTTCTGGAATAATAGAAGAAAAAGCCAAAGACTGCAATTTGTTTTTATTTTTGAGTTTTAATATGCCGTTTACTGTATCAATATTTTCCCAACCACCAATACTTTTAAATTTTAATTCGCTTGGTGGTACTGGAAACAAATAAAATTCTTTTAACTCTGTCATTTTGTTGTTTATTTGAGAAAAAATAGGGTTTTGTCCGCTTATGTTACTCATCTTATCTGATAACATTTTTTTAGCTTTTTCAATAAAATTATTATCTCCTAATTTTTGATTTAAAAAATCAACTGTGTTAAAAGAGTTGCTACCTAAAAAATTTAAATCTTTATAATTTACGCTCTCATCAAATTTTATATACACTTTATAGTCTAATAATCCCATAACCTATCCTTTCTGCAAACTTGCTGCAATCTTATTCGCTATTGCATCTCCACTTGGAGCAGCGGGTACGTTAACATTAATTTTTATGGCGTGTATTGCAGCCACCACCTCTCCAAGTTTTCCAACAATCGCACTTTTAGTGGCTGCCATTTCCGCTTTTAATGCACTCATTTCAGCTTTTAGTTCGCCAAGCAAGCTATTTCTAGTAGCATCTTGTGGATTTCCTTTGATGTCACTGCTAACTTGTTGAACTGCTTGTTGAACATTGCTAAATGCCGCTGGATCAATTTTCATTTGAGTATTCGACAGACTAACTGGATCAATAGGAACTTTTGCTGTTGGATCTAATTTTATAGTTTGAGGTTGTGTTGAAGCTACTTGTGGCACTTGTTGCATACTCATACCTGCAAGTTGTCCATTAGCACCCATTTGAGCCATTTGAGTGTTAATCTGTGCATTTATATCAACCTGTTTTTCAGTCGGTTTTGCAGCTTCAGCGTTCAATTCTTCCATTCCTTTTTTTACTTCATTTATTGCTTCAGTAGCCTGTTTTGCATCATCTTTTCCAAATAATTTTTTAAAAAATCCACCAACTTTTGAAATAATTTTTCCAAAGAATAAGAAGGATTCTGTGATTGCTCTTACTGCAAATCCAAGCACACCTCCAATTATTTGTGCTAATCCAACTAAAAGAGGCATTATAAATTGCAATGCTCCACCTACAACACTTGCTATTGTGCTAAAAGCACCTGAAATTGTACTTGCAAAATTTTGTCCCTGTGAGCCAGCAAGTCCAGCAGCACTCATAAAACTTCCTAACAAGTTAATAATAACTCCAAAAACAGCATTAAATATTGCTCCTGTAACTGATACAACAGCACCTATATAAGAAAATGCAACCGTCAATATATTTCCAATTCCTTGAAACGTCGCACTAAACTGACTTCCATTTGACTGTATAGTTTGAAAAAAACCGCTGATACTACTAACCCAGCCACTTATAAGAGGCATTAACGAACCACCTAAAGCTGAAAACGAATCTATCAAAGTAGGCAATACTCCCGTAATCCCTTGAAGCATTTGAGAAGCCATTGGAGTAAGTGCTTGCCCTGCTTGAATCATAGTGTTGTGCATTTTTTCTTTTATTTTTCCCATATTTGCCGTTATCCCTTGATCCATTTGTGCAAATGCCGTATCAGTAGCTCCTTTTGAATTTTTCATATCCTGCATATTTTTTGTAAATGATTCTGTATTTTCTCCCGTTAATGATAATGCAAAAGATCCAGCTTCCACACTTCCAAAAAATTCATTAATGTTTTTACCCGTCTTTTTAGCGTGAGTTTCCAATGCCTGCATCGCAGTCTGTAAATTTCCGCCTTTCGCTATAAACTCCTGAAAAGATTGCCCTGTCGCTTTTTTGAACTCCTTGGAAGCTGTTGTTGAACCTTTTGAAAATTCACTGAATGCCGCTTTCATCTGCGTCATAACTACGCTCGTTGGTGTCCCTTTTGCTGTCAAAGTTCCAATTGCAGCTGATACATCACTAAAATTAACGCCCAACGCACTTGCAATAGGTGATACTTGAGCAATACTGCCTGCCACTTCTTCAAAACTCGTTTTACCATTTTTCACTGCCGTAAAGATTAAGTCGCTCGCCTGTGCCGCACTTATGGCGTCCTCTCCCCAAGCATTTACTACAGAACTTAATCCGTCTACTGCTGTTGTAACATCAGTTACTCCAGCAGTTGCTCCTTTTTGAGCAACTTCCAGAAAGTCCTTAACTTTGTCCTGTGATACTCCGGCAGATAATGCCTGATACATAGCTTCAGACATATCATTTGCACTTTTACCATACTTATTTGACAAGTCGAGTATATCATTACTTAACTTATCTTTAGTTTCTTGACTAGCTTTTGGAAGCATTGTAAAAACTTTATTCATTCCTTGTTGAAATTCAGCCGAGGCTTTCAATGCCTTCACACTAAATGCTGCTGTTGCTGCGGTAACCGCTCCAATAGCAAGAACTAACGCACCAACAGGACCTGTCGCAAGTCCTGCAAGTCCACTAACTGCACTACTTATAGCACCAAGTCCACCACCAGTAACACTAGCCGCAGATACAACATTAAAAAGATTTTTTAATTTAGAGCCTATATCACTGATTTTTCCGCCAATACTTTCTCCCAAAAATGAAAATGCCTTTTTACCAGCCTCTCCTACTTTTTTCAACGGACTAAGCAATCCACTAAATTTATTCCCAATTTTACTTATAGTGTCTGGTATTTTATTTCCTAAAGATTTTGATAATGTTTCTCCCACATCTCTTCCAAGCGTGTTCAATTTCTCGAAGGCTTCTGCTGTTTTATCACTGCTCTTACTTAAATCTTCAGCACCGTCTGCTGCCTTTTTAGAACTTTCAGATAATTTATCAGCACTTTCAGAAGCCTTGGTGTTACTGTCGCCTAATTTTTCTACATCGTCTCCAGCTTTATTTGCAGCGTTCGCAACTTCACTTAAACTATTTTCTAGCTCATCATTTCCGCTGGTTGCTTCTTTAACAGCATTCGCTACACTTTCCAAACTATTTTGCAAAGTTTCGTTACCACTTGTACCTTGTTGTGCTCCCTGTGCTAGTTTTCCAAAACTTTCAGATAACGAATTAAAATGAGATATAGCACTTTCTATTCCGTCTACATTTACCTGTATTGCTATAACGTTATCCGCCATATCTCATCACTCCCAACCTTGCATATTCGTTAAATTCCTCACGTTTCTTTTCCTGTGCGATTTCATAAGCGACTACATAATAATGCCACATATTTTCGTTCTCTACATCTGAAAAATCCCTTGGTGTCCAGCCTTTTTGCATATAATAAATTATTGCATTAAGTTCAACATCCGTCTTATTTTCATCTATTTTTTTTTTAGCTCAACAATATTAGGATTTTTGTTTTCGTTAAATAATTCAGTTTGTTTATTCACGACTAGCATAAATATTTCTAAAATTTCTTCGTTATTAAAAAAATCTTTGAATACTGATACTCGACTTTGAACATTCAATTCTGCCATCAATTCTCCAGAAAGTTCTGTAAAGTTTGGCTCTATAAAAGTATCAAATAAATATTCACATATAATAGAATTTGATTTTGTGATTTTTTCAGTAAATATCCGCTGCATTTCCTTCTTAGCAATACTAAAGTCAGTAATGCCCATTTTGGTACATAAATTTACAAATTCCTGAAAATCAGGAACCTTTAACTTAAATTTAGTATCTTTGTAACTTTTTAAAGCAAATTCTATTGTTGATTTTTCTTCTCTGTATTTACTTGCTTCTTCACGTTTTTTCAGCAATTCTTTTAAATCCATAGTTTACTCCTTTCTTTCTAAATTAACTCAACAGCTTTAAGTTTTATTGGAAGAAATCCAAATTTTAGCTCTTCATTCATCTCTTCTCCACGTTTAGCTTCTAAAGAAAATCCATCTTTATTCCAACACTCCGTAATTCTTATAGCTTCTGCTCCTGCTACATCAGGATCATCTATTTGGAAATATAATTCAAAATATACTTCGTTTCCTTTAGCTAATTTTGTAAATTTTTTGAACCAATTTGAGTTTAATTTATATCTTTTAATAACACCTTCTCCACTAGCTCCAACCATTTTTTCTCCTTTTTGTCCTCCAGGGAGCCATACGTCTTTTCTTTCTATTTTTGTTTCTATTTTCACCTCAGATACTTCTGCAAATACCTGCCCATCAATCATAAGAGTACCGTGTGAACCAGAAATTACCTGATCTGCCTTAAATATATCCATTCTTTATCATTCCTTTCCTAACTTTGAATTATCGCTTTTCCATAAAAGTCTTCCATACAATCAAGCGGCATTAATTCATCACATTTTGCATAAACAACATCAACCGTATTAATTCTACGCAATCTTGCCTCACTCATTTTATCCACTTCATCTCTTGATATACCTTTTTCTGTCATTAAATAAAGTTTGTGCTGCTCTATATCAATATCAAAAGTATTTGAATAATCTGGATCAAGTATTCCCTGGTTCATAAGGCTTTGAGTATAAGCATTAACCGCATTCAAAAAAGCCATTTTATTTAAATAACCATTTAATCTCGCACCTTTATAATCATTCCAAGATTTTTTCAAGTCTTCAGTAATTATAAATAAACTTCTTACAACTTTAACTTTACTAAATCTACGCTGTTTTTTTGTGTCAGGTGTTATAAATGAAGTAACTCCACGATTAATTACATAGTAGCTAATACCGCTGTCGTCACGTTGAACGCTCACCGCAATTTTACCTTTTTTTGTAATTTTACCTGGTTCTGCTGGAATATCACATTTATCCAAGAATCCCATTTTCATATTTGTAATACTTCTTGAAATAGGACATCCTGCCTCTAGACTTGCTATAGCCAACGCAAATTCCTTATCACTGTATTCGTGCCCATTTACAACTGCTCCTGTTATTCCATTATTTATAATAGCGTGATGATCTGGCACTTTATCGCTTGCTACAAACGTAAAAAAATGTGCCTGATTAAAGTCTAATGCCGATTTACCAAGTTCTGTATTATGCCGACTTTTTGCATAGCTAATTAAATCATCTGTCTCACTTTCGGTAGCTTTTGGTATAACAATGCTGTCAACATCATTTTCTAAATCACTTAATATGTCAGTTATTTTTACGCTATCTCTAGCGTCTTCTTTCACTCTACGAACTATAACCTTATATGGACTTCCTACAAACGCCAAATCTTTTAAAAGATTGTAATTGTCATTGTCCCAGTCTGTCTGCAATACGTCTCCTCTACTGACATAAATGTGTTTTTCTGTGTCTTTCGTGCTATCAAACAGTACCACACCAACAACACCCTGTTCACTTCTTGCTATTGCAGTTCCTGCTCTTTCTTCAATTTCCAAAACAAATTTTGGACTTCCATTCATTTCCAATCCTCTCCTTTGTCAATAAGACTGAAATTATTAAGTCTTATGTTTTTATTTCCCGTTATTTAGATATATATGTTCAACAGGTTTGTATTTCTCTTTATTATCAATTACGTACTTCATTGGAAAAGAGGTATCAAACACTCCTGTTATCAAACATACCCTTAATGTCTCCTTTTTTTCTTTTGCTCTCAGCTCCCCAAATTGCATTTCCATTTTAGGTGCAAAAAATATTTTTTTGTTTTCATCTAAATCCTGTATTTTCTTTTGAATATCTAATGCCTGTAAAATAAAACTTCCTAAATCATCTTGTACTTTAGGCTTTATGATATAAAAATTCAGTGTAGCATTGTAATGTTTTGCATTGCTAATTGTGATATTGGATATTTCACATATTACAGAATTTATTACAAAATCTTCCGCTTCCAAGTCATCCGTTATGTAAAATTCATAGTCAGGATAATCTTTTTTTAGTTCTTCCTTAAATTTTTGAAATATTGTATCAAACATTCTATCAACTCCTAAAACCTATAAATTCTACCGTATCTATTATCATTCAAAAGACTTGAACCACTGTTCTCAGAACTTCCTTTTAAACTTTCCAGCAATTTATAAAGCGTATCTCTTTTATCTTCTGATATTTTCTCTTTTTCCAAACTTTCGTATATTTTCCAAGCTACATAAAGCTCCTGCAATATTCTTTTTGTATCAGAATCTAAAAAACTATACTTCTCTCCGCCTATAAATACCGTTACAAAAGTTTTACAGTCTGGTATAAGCTGATTATCAATATAATTAATAAATTCTTGTGCCGTTCTTTTAGAATATCTGCAAACTTCAATTGCTATCACTTTTGGAATATATGGAACTTTCTCAAATAGTTTTTCATCCAGCTTTGTATCAGAAGTAACTCCATTTTCAGAAGCTACTCCAACTTTTTCCAACATTTCTACCACCTACTATTTTGAATTAGGCACAATAGCAATACTATCTGTATTAGAAATTTCGTATCTTACAATAAAATCTTTAATAGCAACTACTGGTGCAAATGCTGATTTACAGAACATTTTAGCTCTTGCAGTCTCTTTATTAGCAGCTGTTTCATCTAGTATTTCCTGCCCAACAAATACAAAAGGCTTTCCTGTTGCATCTACTGCTTCAAGTGCTGCATATACAGGAACTAAGGCATTATCATTTGATAAATAAATCATATTGTCAGTTTCTATATCTCTGCCGTTAAAGTCTTGAGCTGTTCTCAATTTAGAAATTCTTTGTCCTAATAAATCTAAATAAACTTGTTTTTCATCAGCAGACAGTCCGATTGAATTTGAATAAGCCTTTGCAATCTCAATAAATTCATTATTTTTAATTAATTTATCAAATAAAGTTCTTCCCAACTCAATTCTGTCTGGCATTACTCCATTTTTTCTTTCGTAATCATCAATTATATCAAAGAAAAAAGTAACCCAGTTATCAATTTTTTTAGCATCTTTTGCAATTGCTCTATCAAATTTAAAATCAATTTCAGTTTGTGAGTTTGCTTGAATATATTTTCCTTGTAAGAAAGCGTTTGCAGCCATTTTTTCCTTAGTTTTTAAAATTGCATTTTTTAATTTCAAAAGCAATCTGTCTTCTTGATATTTTTGAGAATCAACCATTTGTCCGTTAATAAACGTTGCAGTTCCGTTATTCATAATAGGTTTTAACTCATAAGAAGCAGCTACAATATCAGGTGTAATTGCCATGCTTTCCATTCCATTTACCTTTATGAAGGGAATTTCACTGCCTCTTTCAATAATACTTGCTTCTACTAAATAATCATTTAAATCTTTCAAAAGAATAGTTTCATTATCACTCATATATTCTGGGTTCGCATTTCCAAATCTGTCCAAGTAGTGCGTTTGCACTTTCGGCTGCACTACGGCAAATAATGCCATTAATTTTAATTGAATATCACTTAACATCTTTTATCATCTCCTATTTTTTATTTTTTTATATTATCAAATCTAACGTTGATACCATATTTATCTAAATTATCTAGTGCTGCGTAATCGGTTTCAGTTACTCCAATTACAAGAGTTCCATCAATATCACTAGCCCTTACAACTTGTATCTTTAAATCCTCACTTGTTGCATCTACATCTTCATCTATACCAACATAGAAAGTTTTCGGCAATTTGCCTCCAGGCGTACCAGATTGATACTTTTTATATTTCCCAGTAGCTGTATCATAAATTAATGCTTGTCCATACTTTATAACTTCACCTTGTGCCAATGTTACCGTTTTTCTTGGTATAAATTCATTCAGTACAATGTCTTTTTTTTCATCTTTACCTAAAAATTTAACTCTATTTCTCATTGTTATTACTCCTTTACTTTAAATTATTTTAAGCCATTTCTAGCCTTATATCCTGCTATTTCATCAGCTATCATTTGCTGCTGTCTTGAGATATTATCATCATCGCTGCCAAATTCTAATGGTTTATGTCCGCCATAACTTGGTAAATTTTCAAATAACTTAGATAAAATATCACTTGATTTTACTGTTTGACTATTACCATTTTCAGAAAATTCAATAACTCCGTTATTACTAGCCAAAGACTGTTTAACAAACTCTTCAATCCCTAATTTCTTTAAAGCAGGAGTTATTTTATTAGAATTTTTTAACATAAATTCTTTTATTTCTTGTTCTCTTGCAAATTCTTTTTTAACTTCCTCTCTGATTTCATCTTCTGTTTTTTCAGGCTCTTTATCTTTAGGAATTTCAATTTTTTGTAATTCCTCTTTTGGTAGTGTTTTTAACACTTCATTGACTGCCTTTATCTTATCTTCGCTATCTGATTCCAATAATTTTTTTAATATTTCATCAAAATTCATTTCACCATTTCCTCCATCATTATTTTTATTATTAGTAAATTCAATTATATTTTTTTGGTTAATCCAATCCATTTCAAAGCTCTGTGAAAACTCACCGTTTGCAAAACTCCCGCTATTACTTACAGCAGGTTCTACTCCTACAGGCAACGCTCCTACACGTGTTATTTCTCCATTTTCTATTTCTACAGATAACCTATCTACTTTCCTATCTTTAAACTCTCCTCTATTAAATATCTCGACATCATTGGCGATTATTTCGTCATCTTTTACAGAAATATTTTTAAACTTACCGATAACAGGTATTTCATTTCTAAGCATTCCCAGTTTTGTAAATTCACTTGTATGAAACGGAATTACGTCCAATTCCTTTTTATTATTTATAAGATTAGATAATTGCTCATTACTCCATTTCCCTTTTGTTCCATAATCCCCAGCTTTAAATAATACAAATGGCATTTTATTCCTCCTTTCTTTTAAAATTTCTATATAATAAAAAATTCGGCTATTAACCGAACTTAAAATTTATATACATAGTTTATAAAAACAATTTCTTATTTACAAAATAATCATTAATGATTTTTACCAGATCTTGTCTGTTCTTATCACTTACGCCACTAAACTGACGCTTAGGAATAGTGACAGACTTGGCAAAATATTTATCTTTTCCTATTTTCCAATGTAGAGCCTTGACATTTTTAGCTTTGATAACTCCACCTTCATCGTGAATCTTTGCGTAAATCAAATTACTAAATACAGAAACACTATTTCCCTCTATTTTAGCTATTCCCAAAGAACCTTTAAGTGCTCCTGTATCACTTAGGATTTTTCCTTTTCTCAACTTTAATTTTTCCCAAGCGTTCCCTTCGTAATCGGTTTCAGTATCAAACCTTTTTCGCATTTCGTTTTCCATATAAAATGCCACTTCATCAAACATTTCATCTTTATTAATGCTCCTCAATTTTTCCTTAAAACTTGTACTTACACTATCAAGATTGGTTGTTATACTAATTCTCATAATAATTCCTTTCATAAAAAAATCACAGAATTTTTATCTTCTGTGATTAATTTTATCATTATTCATATGTGCATTCTTTCTCTTCTTCCTCTGTTAGAAATCCCTCACCACTAAACTCAAATATTTCAGCAATTATTGCTTCCGCTTTCTCTTTTGGTGTCATTTTATCAAATCTCGCATTTCTTTCTTCTTGAGTTTCTTCTGGCTCAAAACCTCGCTCTTCTGCTCTCTTTAAAGCCTCTTCCAAATCCTTTATAAATTTTTCTTTTGCCATTCTTTCCACGACCTTTCTATAAATTTACCTACTTTTCTTGAAATTTCTCGTGGTTTTGGATTATTTTTATATTCACTCCATGCTTCAGCTATAAACTCCTCAACTTTTACAGTCGCATATTTGGAAAGATTTTTTGATATTACTGTTTTATTGGTTTCAAAATATTCTTTTACATCTTTGGATTTAGAAATACCCAGTAATTTATCAATTTGATGCCCAAACTCATGATCAAAAATAGATTTCATCGTATCACAGCCAACAGGTTTCCATCCGTTAGTTACTTGTCTTTTTCTTTCAGCAATAACATTATCATAATTATTATAATAGTTTGAGTTCAATGATATTCCAGCATACTTGTTTACTATTTTTATAATTTCGTTCTCATCTGGATTGTTTCCTAATCTAGTAACATGAAAAGATTCCGCTGTTCGATTACTTTTTATATTCAATTTTCCTAAAACATAATCAAGCAATTCTTTAGTTCCTTTTGCTAATTTATTATTCTTAGCATAATTTTTTAATTCTGCTTTCAATAATTCATTTCTCTTTTGCATACTTCCAACGAATTTAATTTGCTCTGCAACTTCTGGATATTTATTTTTCATAGCTGCAAGCCCACGATTCCACTCATTAACACAACGTACATCAATACCTGTATAATCAGCTTTAACTCCTAATACTTTTTCAGCATAATTATTTGCTTCTTTTACTGTTTTTATTGTATCAATTATACTACTGTTGCCGTCTTTTTTCAATGGTTTAGTAAGTACAAAATCAGGAATATCATATTTATCGGCAAATGTATCTACTTTTTGTTTATAACTCTTTTCCAACATTTCTATATACTCACTATTTCCAATATTACCTGCAAAACTTCCTACATCTTGACTTATATCTCCGCTACCCACAACTTCATCAAGATTTACTTCATCAGCAGTCAATGAAACTGTATAGCAACGGCAATTATATCCGTTTGGCGGAAAATACTTATCAGCTTCAGGTGTTCCTATCTTAAATATTTTTCCATTCAGCTCCCTTGTATGTTCCTGTTCTCTGCCGTCCAATGTTCCGCAATATTGATAATATGGATAACGTTCCTTGTATTTATCCATTTTCATATATATTCCAACATTATAAGCGTGATTCATATTAGTTCTGAATACTGTTTTCAAATATCCCTCATTTAATGTTAAACCACTCTGAGATAAAATGTTATCCACGTCTTTTTTCCACTCTTTAAATGTTCCGCCATTCTCAAGAGTATTTGACATTTGTTTAAATATCTTTTCTGTAACATTAACATCCGTAACTTTTTTAATCCAGAAATATTTATTTCTTGCATATTCAATTTCGTTTTCTATATCATCATACATTGCTGGATACTTTTTCAAAAAATTATCAAGTGCTGCATTTCTTGTTGTAGTCCTAGTATTTGAGAACTCTAAAATTTCATTATCAGCCATAACTGCACTATCAAACCCTTGTAGCGTTGACATCAATATCATATCTTCCAAGGTGTTATCATAATCAAACTCCAAATTGTACAAATCAGAAACATTATTTGCCTTTTCTATTTTTTCGCGTATAGCTTTCAATACTTTCTTTTGCCATTTCTTAAAATTGTTATCAATAAATTTATCAAATCGTGCTTGATTCTTTTCTATCAGTTCACGCTTTTTATTTATTTTATTGATATTTAGTTTTTTTTTAGGCTTGGAAAATTCTAAATTGCTACTTTCTTTTTCAACTTCTATTAAATCAGCTTCCTTGACACCCAATATCTCAGCTATTTTGGTTTTTGTAAAGGCATAACCACTTTCGGATATTTTCACTATATAATTTACTTTTTCTGATATAGTTTTTGTCCTTTTGTCTTCCAGCTCAAGCGTTTCAGCTTCATCTATTTCTTCCACAAACTTAAAATAGAAATTTCCCGAATCATATCCATAAAGCTGTGCATCTATTTCTATTAACTTTTGAATCCAGTCCCTAATTTTTTTAACTTTGGATTCTATCTTATAATTCTGTTGCTCCTTATGAACTTCACCCAATGCTCTATTCCCACTATTTCCGTCCACTCCAACAACAAGCGTACTTCCAAGTAAATATCTTTGCACTGATTTTGCTTTTTCGTTTAACAGTTCCTGGTAAATTTCAGGCTTCAAATCATCCAGCTTTATGAATTTTATAAAATCGTCCAATGATTTTTCCCCAGCACTTGGAACAGCCAGCACATCCTTACCTTTTGCAGCTTTTAAATCCTTAGCCTGTGCTTCCACATCTTTTTGTCTTGCCTTAACAACTTCTGGTGGATCTGTTTCGGCGGATGGCTCATAAGCAAATACTGTAATTATATCTCCATATTTTTCAATAATTGCATTTAATTTCGACTCCAGCCTTTCCTTAGCTGTAAATACAGGAACAAGTGGCAACAAATCCGTGCTCCCTTGCAAATTATCTAACCGCTCTTCATTAACGCAAACTAAAAAACGGCTAGGTTCACTCGCAATCGCAATTTCGCTATCACGAGTTTTAACAACCCAACCGCTATCTTTATCATACTTTATATATTTGTTTGGTAACAATATTAAATCTTTAATTACTGTATTTCCTGTATTATCTTTATCATATATTATTTCAAATATTGATTTCTTATATATTTCAGCTCTCAAAATATTTTCCAGTAACTTTGATATATTAAGATTGTTCAAACGTCGTTGAATGTTCTTGGCAACTTCCACATATTCTGGTACATCTGTTTCAATTTTCCACTCTTTAGATGTAACCGTTTGTGTCATAAGCTGTAATGCCTGAGCAATATCCATATCCTTTAACATTTGTTCCAATAATTTATCATCAATGTTCTGTTCTCCGCTTGAAACTGAACCTAATGATATTATCTCTTTTACTAACGCACTTACTACGTTTTCCCTGATACTCACGTTTCCTCCTTTCTATACACTTATGAATTTTCTAATATATCTTTTTGAATTTTGTATTAAATCATTTATAACAATTCCAGCATAACTGCATACATCGACAGCATCATCGTGTACAGCGTTCGGAAACTTTAACAACTGCTCTTCCAATTCCAACAATTTTTCCAACTTCTTATTAAAAAACACTTTGCCATTTTCAAACATAACTGAAATGTTTAATGCTCTAGTCATCTTGTCTGTATCTGCCTTTAATTCTTTTAATGGCATACCTTCTCGTTTTGCTTGTTGCATTATTCCAATACCGCTACTCTTACTCTCTATTGCTTGAAATCGTAAATTATATTTATTCCTATACTGTTTGATTACATTCCATTGGTCTGGTACTTCTAATCTTTCAAGCATTAAATCAACTAAATATAAATTCCATTCCCTGTCGCAAACAAAGGTTGCTATTGCCGTAAAATCATTGTTTTTATGTGTACTCATTGCTGTATCTATCGTTTGAAAATAAAAACAGTCTTTGATATTAACATTTTTATTATCAGCTATAATAAAATCATTTTTTACATCAAAATATTTGAAATATTGACGCTTAAATAATCCACCATCCTCAACTTGTGGTTTTTGCTGATACAATGCTGAAAATTCACGACTTCCTATTGCCTTTTTTATATTTTCCAGTTCATCAATTCCATATCGTTCTTCCCACAATGGCTCGCCTACTTTTCTTCCGAGAATATCATTTTCTTCTGCAATAGCTGGCAAAACGATACTTTCAAAAGTTTCTCCAGTCCCATTTTCCATTTCCTTGACTATTCTGCCAACTAAATCATCTTCATGCCATCTAGTCTGAATTATTATTATTCCACCTCCAGGTGCTAACCTTGTACGAATAGTTGATTGATACCAAGCCCAAACCTTATCACGCTGTAATCTGCTGTTTGCGTCTTCCCTATTTTTAAACGGATCATCTATAATTGCAATATGTGCCCCTTTACCTGTTGCACTTCCGCCTACTCCTGTACTGACAACAGCCCCCCTGTGTTCTAAAATCCCCCAGTTATCACCAGCACTTTTATCTCTATCTATAACAGTGTTAAAAATCCCTGTGCCGCTTTTGCTATGCTCTCTATAAGTATCTCTAGCTATTTTCCCAAAATCTCTTGCCAAATCCATTGAGTAACTTGCGATTATAATTTCAAAATCAGGATTATTTCCAATTACCCAAGCTGGATATTTTTTAGTCATAGTTTCAGATTTTGAATGTCGTGGCGGCATACTGACAAATAATCGTGGACTTTTCCCATTTTTAACATCTTCTACAAATTGCTGTGCCTTATCCGTCAAAAATTGTATGTGACTTGCATTCTTGTATCTTCCGTTTCCGTCAAAAATAAGAAAATCCAATAAATTTCTACGAGATAATTCCTTAACAGCTTCTAATCTTATCGTTTCCATTTTATTCATTCTTACCACCAGCTAATGTTCTTAACTCCTCGGTAGTAAGTCCTGAAAGCGGATTGGTATTCACTTGTCCAGACAACTGCATTTTTTCGATATATTCACCATCCATTTTATTTAAAATGTCTAATGCTTTTAATCTATCCTGTAATTTCTCATTTCCATTTTTAATAACTTCTGTTAAAAACTCTCGCCTCTCAATCGCTGTCATTATTCTGCTTGTTTTTGTTTTTTCTTGTAATTCTTTTATATATCGACAAATCTCGACATTTTGTAATAAAATATTTGTTCTTGTTTTACTGTACGTTTCACTATACCCAGCCTTTATTGCGGATTCAGTAGCATTTCCACTAGCTACGTAGTACTCGCAAAAAGACTTCTGCCTTGCATTTAATTTCAATGCTACCACCTCCTTTTTGCAACAAAAAAAGACAGCCTTTAAACTGCCTTATACTTATATAAAATTAAGGATTCAATAACAAGTACTCAACTCATACTCTTACATCTTGACATATTATAACATATTAAAAATTATACACAATATCAAAAAAGTATCATTTTTCAATTTAATATATTTTTTATCACATCATCTGAAAATATAACTAGCTGCAATTGCCTAATCATCTTATTTTTATATCTTTTTGCAGTTATAACACTTATATTTAATTTTTCAGCTATATACTCAAATGTTAATTCATCAAAGTATTTCATTTCTATTATATCATAGTGCTTGTTGTTCCTAATCGTGTCCAAAGCCCTTTCAACCATATTAACAACGTTTTCTATCCTTGCAATTTCTTCTTCTAATTTTTCTATCTTATTTTCAACCTTTTCTAGTTCGGATAAATATACCTTACTAGCCTGAACATTAACTCCTGTTTCTTTTTTCTGAATTGATATGCCCTCTTTCTTCAAATCCTCTATAAGCATATTTTTAGAATCGATAGCACCTTTCAATAAAGATAATTCAGATAATAATTTTTCTGTCTTTTGAAATGGTGTTAGTTGTTTTTCGGTTTTTATTTCCCTGTCAGTTTTCATTTTTTCTATTATTTTTTCTGCTATTCTGTCTATGTCTTTTTCGTTCATTTAATTTTTATTTTCCTTTCTGAATATTTATACTCTAATTGCAAAAAATTTTATAATCCAAATCAGCCCATAAA